GAGATTGGGCAAATCCGAATGCCACCCTCGAATATGATGCATCCTTTGGGGAACCGCATTTTCCAGCACCACAAGCATTATCTTCTTCAATTATGCAGCTACCTGCAATGATTGAAAAATATATTGATTTAAATATGGGGATATTTGAAATGATGCAAGGAAATGCAGAAGTTGCACCAAGAACATCATCTGCGACAATGATGCTTGAAGATTTTGGACAAAGACGCTCTAAATCTAAATTGAGAGACGTTGAGGGTTCTCTCAAAAGAATTGGTAGAGTTGTTTATAATCTAGCTAAATCTCATTATAATTTTCAAAAAACATTTAAAATTGTTCAGCCCAATAATGATATAAATGAATATACAGTTAATAAAAGATTATACGATGATAAATCAAAAGAATTGCAAACAATTGAAAATGATGTATCTGTTGGTCAATTTGACATTAGAGTTATAGGAAACTCAACCATGCCTTCAAATAAATGGGGAGAATGGGAAGTTTATATGCAAGCGTATCAATCAGGTCTTATTGACAAGGTTGAGGCACTTAAGAAAACAGATATATTTGATAAGGAGGGTGTATTGTCAAGAACAGACCAAATACAACAATTGCAACAAGCTTTACAGGGAGCACAACAACAAATTAAGAAAGTTTCAGGCGACTTACAAACTGCACATAGAGAATCTATACAGGCACGTAAGCGTACTGAGGTAGAAAAATTCAAAGCAGAGCTTAGCAAAGAGTCTTCTTCAAGGAAGGCTGATGATAAGCTTGCTATTGGTAAGTTAAAAGATGCGGTCAAACTGGAGTCAGAGAAATTACGTTTAGGTAGTCAAGCTCAATTACGACAACAGAAATCGCAAAAGGAGAAGTAAAATGACAGACGCATATGAAGGCGGAAATCTTCCAGAGGAAGGTCAACCCGTTGATAATGTAGGGCAAGATGAAGGACAAACAGGAGCAGAGAGTTCTGAACAGAATTTGGAAGAACAGGTCAAGTATTTCCAGTCTGAAAAGGATAAACTCGCTAATGAAAATCAGAATCTAAAAAAATACGAAGCGATTGGCAATCTATTACAGTCTAGGCCAGATATTGCAAATACAGTTGCAGCTATGGTCCAGGGTGGAAATAATGGACAGCCTGTTGGCCCGCAACGTATTGAATTAGAAAAAGATGAGTTTGACCCATGGGAAGCCTATAATGACCCTAAATCTAAATCGTATAAGTTCAGACAGCAAGAGCTACAAGACAGTATTGGACAAGCCGTAAACCAAAGGATGGCAGGTGTAATGAGAAATCAAGGAGTTCAACAACTAAAGGGTAACCTTTTGCAGCAAGGATTAACTCCTGCTGAAGTTGATTCTTTTATGAATTTTGCATCAAAAAATCCTGGAGAGTATGGCGTTGAAGGTGCTGTTAAAATGTGGAAAGCTGTTATGGGCGAAGGCCAAGGCACAGTTACAGCAGAAAACCCACTTGACAATGTTCGACAAACGCAACAAGCCCCAACACCTGGTGGCATATTGCAAGGTCAACAACCTCAAGTTAAAAGCGGAAAGGATGATATGTGGGATAATATTGTAGCAGCTGGAAGCCGAAGTGAAGTATTATAAATAAATAACTAAGGAGAAATAATAATGGCTACTTATAATAGTGGACAAGTAAAATTTGGAACTCCTGGCGGTAACACTGTCGATAGTGCTAATTTAAGCACAAGACGTTTATACGACTTTAGTGATAGAGTGGCAGAACTTGCCCCAGAAGAATCTCCATTTTTTGTTTACTTGTCAAAAGTTGCAAAAGTACCAACATCAGACTCTCAATTCCGTTTCTTGGAAGATAGAACAAAGATTGCAATGACAGATAGAAGTTTTGTTATTAGTACAGACCTTGCAGCAGTATCAGCAGGGGCTACGGTAACAGCAACACTATCAGCAGCTCAATCTTGGTTGCTTAAAGGAATGGTTGTTTCTGTGGAGTCTAATACTGGTAATAGTGATGGTCCTAACCACGCAAACGCACGAATAGACGCAGTAAATTCAAGTACATCAATTGATATTACTTGGCTAACAAACCCAGGCACTGATGCTGACCCAGGGTCAAACGCAAAAGCTACCGTTATTGGTACTGCATTTGGTGAAGGTACAGGAGCACCTGATGTATGGTCTCAACAGCTAGATAATGATTATGGTTATACCCAAATCTTTAAAACAGCTTGTGAAATGAGCAATACAGCAAGAGCTACAGTGTATCGTGGGTATGCTGATGAATGGTCAAGAATATGGAATCTTAAATTAAGAGAACATAAGATTGACATTGAAAGAGCAATGTTATTTGGTCAAAGAGCATCATCAGGCGGTATTCAATATACTGAAGGTATTGCTGGACACATAATGGCAAATGGACAAAGTCAAACTAAAGAAGATTCTGAGCAGTTAGAGTATACTGAAGGACAAGCATACTTGAAAACTGTTGCAGCAGGTTCTTTAACTTACGATAATCTTCTAAGAGACCTTGAAGTTGTATTTGACCCTGCAAGGGGTGGAAGCTCAGGCAAATTAGCATTGTGCTCACTTCCTGTAATTTCATTATTTAATAAATTAGGTGATGGAGCAGGATTTGTTGGTGACTCAATTGTTAATGGTAGTGGCTCAAGATATAATTTCAATGCAAGCCAAGGAACTTTTGGACATAAAATCATGAAGGTTGAAACAGTACATGGAGACTTGTCTCTTGTAAAAGAACCTTTATTTAGAGGAATGTCAGGAGAGTTTATGTGCATGGTTGATTTAGACCACGTTTCTTATAGACCATTAGTTGGTAACGGTGTTAATCGTGACACCTCAATCACAACAAATGTGCAACAAGCAGATGAAGATTTACGAAAAGATATGATTCTTACAGAAGCAGGTCTTGAAGTAACTCTTCCTGAAACACATGCGTTGTTTAACTTCGAGGAGGCGTTATAATATGAGAAGTGATATATTAAATGAAAATAGTGGCGCTACCTTTAAACACAAAAAGAAAATACATTCTATTAATGCAGATATAACAATCACTAACGATGATAGTGGTAAGGTTTATATGTGCGATTCAGCAGGAGGAGCAGTAGCGATAACATTGCCTACAGCTTCAACTGGTGAGGATGGCGTGTATTTTGAATTTGTGGTGTGGGAAGAAACTCCTACAGCTGACATTACTATAGGCGCAGGAAGTGCTATAATTAGTTTAGTGCAAAAAGACGCTGGTGGTGATGCCGCAAATTCAACAGCAGGAACTCAAGTTACAAATGTTATATTAGACACAACAGCTCAAAGAGGTGATTATGTTAGATTAACATTTTGGAATGGAGAATATTTTGCTGAATCTATGAGTGGTATAAACAATGGTATCCAAACATCTTAAACCAAAGCAATAAGGTTTAATAGTTTTGTAGAACTATGGAGTGGGTCGTATAAAGGGCTCACTCCAAATCTACTAAGAATTTTATATAATAATAACAAGCCCATTCACGCACAGCCAGTGCTTAGGGCAGGGAGGATAATATGGCGTTTAAAAAATCATTACATAACTTTACAGTTGTAGAAGCACAAAATGCAGCATTAGGTCAAAATGGTGCAGTTATAATAGATGGCACAGATGAAATAACAGGACCTTTTGTAGCAGTTACAGGTTTAGAGGCATCAGTTGTAGATACTTCAGAATGCACAACAAATTTATCAGGAACAGTTCCTGCTACGTTTAAAATACCTGAAGGGACTACTATATATGGCAGATTTGATTCAATAGAACTTGATAGCGGTTCTGTTATAGCTTATTATAGCAATGCCTAAGAAGAAACGTAAAAAATATGTCGTTGGTGGCAACATCAATGGACCATCTCATGACAATGGTGGAGTTATCATTGAAGCTGAAGGTGGTGAATATATAATTAATAAGAAAGCAGTCAATCCTAAGACGGAGGCTGTTTTGGAATATATCAATACTCATGGTAAATTACCACCAGTATTTGATGCAAGAAAAAGGGGGAAAAAGTAATGCCAAAAGTAGGAAAAATGAAGTTTCCTTATACCAGTCAAGGTATGAAAGAAGCTGCAAGTTATGCAAAAAATTCAGGAAGACCAATGCAAATTGAAGGAAGTTATAGAGGTGGAGGAATGGTTCCAAAATATCAAGGAGGAGGAATGGTGCCAAATAGACCAAATCGTATGAGAGGGCCTGGCGTACCATTACGAAGAAGTGCTTCTAGGCCTCCTGGAGCAGGAATGATGCCACCATCAAATCATGGACTTAGAATGAAACCACGAATAGATAATACGGTATCAATAGATATAGCACCGCAGACTGATACAATAACACTTCCAGGTGGAAAGGGAGAGGTTGATATAGGCGGTGTTGTGATGCCTGATTCTAGAAGACCTATACCTGGTATGAGACCTGGTATGATGAGACAAAGCATGCATCCAAGAGATGTGGCAAATCGAGTTAGTAATTTTAGAAAAAAATTAATGAAATTGATTCAATCTGGAAGGGGGTTAGGATAATGGCAGGAAATTTTGATTACCCAACATATGATGCGGAAGGCAAGGATTTTACATGGGATGGAAGAAGGTATTCTGGTAAGAAGAAGTAGATATGCCAAGAAGAATTTTTATATATGATGAAAATAAGGGAAAGGTTGTGGAAGCTAAGCATCCTCCATTGAGGCATAATAATACTAAAGACCATGTTAATATGAGAACAACTTGGAGTTCTCAAACACAAGTTGAATTTAGTCAAACAACAATGGACCAAGATATTGCTGATAGGAATGCTAGATAATGGCAACATTAAGCGAACAAATACAGGCATTAACAGGCACAAATGTAACTGAGACCGAGTTGGACCAATTTTGTGAAGATGGTGTTAGGGAGCTTGTTAACATGTTTCCTCAAGAATTAAAAAACATGTGCTATACTAAAAACACATTTACTTCAGCAGCAGCTGGTTCTGAAGCAGAAACAATAGCTTCAAAACATATTGGAAGTGTTTATGCTGGAACTGTAAGGTGTAGGGAAATAAATCCAAAAGATAAATATAAGGCAGCTGATTCAGGAAGCCTTCATTTTGCAAGTGCAACTGACCCTGTATATTATGTGGAGGGGGGTAAATTAAATATTCTTCCAGCATCTTCATCTGGTATATATTATTTAATTGCAGACCCATCAATAGATGCTAGCTCTGATGCAGATGGTCATATTCCTAATTTTCCAAATGAAGCTGAATATCTTGTTGTTATATATGCTGCAATAAAAAACTTAGAGCATTTATCTGTGGATGAAGAAGACCCTGAATTATATTTACCTATAATACAAAATTTAAAACAAGATTATGCTCGAGGCATTCAGGCACTAGGACTTGTCCAGCCACAACCTAATCAAGGAGCTGCGTAGTGACGGTTAAAAATATAATAGAGCAAATAGAACAACTTTTTGGAAGACAATCAGAAAAATTAATGTTACAATTACTTAATGATGCTTTAACTGAGATGAGTGGAGAAATTCAACATTACACAAGGACATCTAAAACAGATTTAGTTACATATCAAAGGTGGTACGAATTAGATAATAAAATGATGGATATTGTCAGGGTTGAAATAAAAGACTCAAATGACAGATATGTAATGATACCAAAATTAACAGACCCTCATAAACTATTAAGAGGTGATACAGACGAAACAGCGGAGTCTTTAACATAATGGCAACAGATAAAAGAACATATCCTAATTCATATTTTTCATGGTATAATGATGATGATAGGTTAGCAATTTTATGCGAGCAGTCAGAATCTACATCAGGAGAAAGAACATCAGAAAGATATGATTCTTATCAAGGAAGCTCTGTAACTAATGGAATAAGAATTACATATCACTCTAAGTACGAAACAGCAACAGCCGTAACAGAAGACTTAAAATCGGATTTAGGAGTTGATTCTGGTCTTCATAAATATGTTTTAGATTATATAAAATGCAGAATGTACGAAAATATGGGAAATATTCAGCAAGCTCAGTATCATATGCAAATGTATCAAAGAGGAATTAAAAGGTGGCCGCATAGAAAGTCTGGAGTAAGATTTCTATCTGTGCCAAAACTATAGGAGCAATAAATGGCAACAAATTGGGTTGACGAAGTATTATCAGGAGCTACATCAACAGGAAGCAAGACTCTTAGTTTAGCTACAGGGAATGCTTTATCTGTTGCAAATTCAAGCTCTGAAAATTTATTCACAGTAACATCAGACACATCAAATGGCGGCTTTACATCAATATTAGGAATTAATGGGCAGGAATCTGTCCTATTTTTAGGAGCAGATAGAGGGGATTCTGTTAATGATGTGTGGAGACTCCAGGCCGATGATTCGGGAAATTTAAAGATTGGAAACAGAACAGTTGGCACAGGAAGTCCAACAAGAAACCATACTATAGTAGATGCAATAACTATTGATTCAAGCAGAAATATAAGTGTTGGTGTTGATGATACAGGATATGATGTAAAGTTCTTTGGAGCTACATCTGGTCAATATATGCTATGGGACGAGAGTGCTGATGAATTAGTTTTAGCAGGCGACAGTAAATTATCTTTCCATGATGCAGCTGGTGGAGAAAATATTATAGCAACATCAGACGGTCATTTAGAAATAAATGCAGGGACAACTTTAGATATAACAGCTCCAACAGTAGATGTAAATGCTTCAAGCGAATTAAATATTGATGGAAATGTAGATTTAAATGGAACGCTAGATGTTTCAAGCACATCAACTCTTACTGGCTTAGTGACTGCTACAGCAGGAGTCAAGCTAGGAAACAATACAATATATGCCTCAGATGGAGGTGCTACAATTACTCTTGATACTTCTGATAATGTTACAATTGCAGGCGATTTAACTGTTACTGGAAATACTCTAACATTTGGAAATAATGAAGTGGTACATAATGAAGCCGATAGCCATATGTATATTAGGACTCAAAATTTTGTAGTAGATGCCGCCACAGCATCTCATGGAGTTGCATATGTTGTTGCTCAGGCTCAACTTAATTATGACTCTAAATTTGCCTTATATGATGGAGCTGCTATTAGATGGAGCATGGGTCAGGATTATAGTGACTCAGCTAAATTGAAATTTGATTATGGCAATGATACAGTAGGAGCAGCCACAAAATTAACTCTTGATAGTAGTGGAAACATGACTGTTGCTGGAGATTTAATTGTAGCAGGAGGGGTTACAAGCGGGACATCTTCTAACGTCCACTCGCTTCATGTTAGTGATGGAAGTTCATCTTCTATGAACATGGGCAATGAAGCTGAGATTGTTATTACAGATGATGGTATACCAAGAATTTATTTTGAAGATACAGGCGAAGGAACTAATGATAAGTTAATGGCAATTGCAAATTATAACGAAAATTTTGTTGTTCAGTCACTTGTTGACGATGGTGAATCCTATGATGTTGAAAATATATTAGTGTGTAATAGAGATGGTAATGTTTCGGTTGGTAGTGGAGATTTTTCAGTAATTGCTACAAAGAAAATATATCTTGATGGAGGAACTCATACGTATTTCCATGAATCCTCTAGTGATGTAGTGCAATTAGCTGGTGGTGTTGACCAAACAACTGCAGTAAGATTAATTAATATGACCCCTAAATCAGGAGCAGGGGCAGGCAATACTGTGTATGGTGAAGATGCAGGAAGTAATCTAGATTCAGCTTCTATCGAAAATACTTATTTTGGAGCTAAGGCTGGTGATTCTACTCATAGTGATGGAGACTCAAATACAGGAATAGGGTATATATCCTTAACATCCTGCACTACAGGAGACCATAATACCGCAGTAGGAAAAGGAAGTTTATTTGCTTTAACAGAAGGTACTCATAATGTGGCGTTAGGCTCTAATGCTTTAGATGCAGACACAAAAGGAAATTATAGCGTAGGATTGGGCTATGGAGCTTTGACTACTCAAAATTTCACGTCTTCAACGGATACTTATAATACTTCTATAGGTGCTAAGTCTGGCTGGGCAACTTCTACAGGTATTAAAAATACTTTTTTAGGCGGTCAAGCAGGAGAGTCTGTAACTACAGGAAGTGAAAATATTTGTATTGGATATAATGCAGAAATATCAGCAGTAGGAACAGATAATGAAATTGTTATTGGGTCAGACGCTACAGGATTAGGTGCTAATAAAGCGATTATAGGAAATAATAGTTGCACAGATGTCTATATGGCAGAAGATAGTGGAGCAACTGTTCATTGTACTAGTGTTACGTTAAAAGAAACAACTACGCCAACAGCATTAGCTGACCATGGTAAAGTATACACTAAAAATGATAATAAATTGTATTTTCAAGATGGTGCTGGAACTGAACATGAAATACAGTTTGTTTAATATAATAAATAAGAGGGAAATATGGCAGAAAAAATAGACAATAGATTAAAAGATGAGGTTGAGTCTTATAATGCATTAAATTCTAAAAAATTGCAGATGGAAAAAGAACTTGGTGCAATTAATCAAGAAATGCTTAAAATACTTGGCAAGATTGAATTATTGCAAGATATGAATAAACCAAAAGAAAATAAGAAGAAGTAATGGATATTTTGAAAACTATGGGAGTTGGGTTGACAGGCATGGGAATAACATGGATTGAATGGTTACCTGTAGTGATTAGAGTGGCTGTTGGACTAGCTTCACTTGTGTATTTGTTTGTTAAGATACACAATGAATTAAAAAAATAGGATTTTATGAATAAAGATAAAGGCGTTGTAAAACGTGTATTCGTAACGCCAGATAAACATTTTCCACTACATGATAAAAAAGCAATAAATGTAGTTAAGAAAGCGATAGAAATAGTGAAGCCTGATGTCTATATAGACTTAGGTGACGTAGGGGAATGGCATGGTTGCTCTCATTGGCAATGGAAAAAAAGAAAAAGACCGCCCCTAGAATATCAGTTACCGTTTATTGACAAAGATGTAAAAGATGTTAATGCTGGAATGGACTTAATTGATGAGTCCTTAGATAAGGCTAATTGCAAAGAAAAATACATGATTGAAGGTAATCATGATGATTGGATGAATCGTTTTGTTGATGAGAATCCATACTTAACTAAATATAGGTTTGAAGAATGCGTAAAATTAAAAGAAAGAAATTACAATTACTACCAAGCAGGAAAGTATCTCAAGATTGGGAAACTTCACTTTTACCATGGCCATCACTTTGCGGGAGTTCAGCATACGAGAAATCATCTAGTGCGTCTTGGAACGAATGTAATGTATGGTCATCATCACGACATACAGCAGAGTTCTCTGACTCATATGGATGGTCAAAAGTCAGCTTGGAGCATTGGGTGCCTAAAGGATATGAGAGATGAGCAAAATACGTGGCTTGGTGGAAGGCCTATTAATTGGTCGCATGCATTTGCAATCGTAGATTTTTTCTCAAAAGGGCATTTTACTGTACACGTAATACAGATAATAGATGGAAGAACCTCATTATGGGGTGAATTGATTGATGGAAAATAAATATGAACGAAGAGGAATTACAGAAACAAGCAGAGGGATTCTTTGGGAATTGGGTATGGTTATTTGTATCTGGGGTTGCTCTTTTATTATTTAAGTCAACTATTGAATCCGTAGTTGAATCTATAAAAATTTTCGCAGGCAAGGATTTAAATACTGATGATGTAGTAATTTTAGATGGAAGGCCTGCAAGAGTAATAAGATGTGGTTTTTGGAAATGTACATTTTTTGCTTATGATATAGGAATGGCTAATGGGAAACCTTTTGTTAAAGGTGGAACTAAGATACAAATCCAAAATGATAAGCTTAAAGACCATGTAATTGAAAGACCACTGCAAATGCTGGACTTAAGTAAATGGGAGGTTCCTGATGCTTCAAAAGATGGTGATTAATAAGATAGTGAGCTTGCTTGCAAAGCAGTTTAATCTATATAAGGTAATGAAGTATGTTGAAGAGCCTAATGATGCTGATAATCGCATATCTGAACTTGAAATAAGATTGTTTCAATTAGGCAGAAAATATGAAGAATTAGAAAAAAAGGTTAAATGCAATAAATGTATGAATACAAAGCGAAGTTAAAAAGAGTCGTAGATGGAGATACGTGTGATGCTTATATTGATTTAGGCTTTGATGTATCAGTTAAAAAAAGAATACGATTTATGGGTGTTGATACATGGGAAAGCAGAACAAGAGACCTTGAAGAAAAGAAAAAAGGTTTAGCTGCAAAAGAATATACCAAAGAAATGCTTTCTAAGAATGAAGGTGAATTTACTATAAAATCTCATGGAGTAGGTAAATATGGTAGAGTTCTTGGAGAGCTTTTTATTGAAGGCGAAGATAAGTCTTTAAATGAATTATTGAAAGATAATGGCCATGCATATGAATATCATGGTGGTAAAAAGAAAGATTTTAAAATAACCAAGGAGAAATAAATGAAGAAAGTCGTTGCAATAATAGTAAAAAACTTATTCAGTGAAAATGTTCTTAAATCAGTCTTTGTTAAAGTTGGAGACTATTTAGTATCATCTTCTAAGAATAAATTAGACGATAAAGTATGGGCAGTTTGTAAAGATAAATTATTATAAATGGCCAAACAGGAGTATAAAATATTAGAGTTTCATGGTGGAACAAATAATAAGTTTGACCCTAGGGATATTGCTGATAATCAAAATACTTTCAGTGCATTATCAGTAAGAAATCCTGGAAGACTTGTAGTCGAAGGGGACGCTAAAAACTTATATAATAAAACCGATATTAACCCTGCCACTATAGCAGACATATCAACAGCAGCAGGAGGATTTGAAAAAGGTTATGGCTTGTTTTCATTCTCTCATGATTACAGTATGGAATCAACGCCTACGGAAGTTGATACTGACTTTGTTGTAATTAATGATGATGTGAGCATTGATATATATGATGCAAATCAAACATCTGATGAATGGCAAAACGATAAGTTTAAGCTAGGTTCAAGAACTGGAAATGTTAAGCCTGAATATTATAATGTTGATGGAGCTTTAAGAGTATGTGACTCAAATTTCTTGGTGACTGACACAACTGAAACTGTGGATATGACAGGAGATGTATCTATTACTAAAAATGACATAGAGTTAATACATACAAGTGGCACTATACCAGCAGAGTCTATTATACAAATTGACCAAGAGATTATGTACGTTACAGCAACAAATGGCTCAACAACTATAGATGTTATAAGAGGATTTGCAAATACAAAGATTGCAACACATGCTCATAATTCTAAAATATATTTTGTCAATGTCCCTAAATATTTTGGACATATAAAGCAAGATAGATTATTTGAATGTGCAACATCTAATTCAGTCAATACATGGGTTGAAGATATTCAAACTCCACAACCACCAAACAATACGAGAAAATCGGATGGAACAACAGGAACGCTTGCAAACAGTGCTGGCATACAATCATTGAGAATATATGATAAAATAACATCAAGCACAACAAATATTCCAACAGAGTCTGAAAAAGTAGTATTAGAATTTGGCGAAAATCCTGGAAATGTCGGTATAACTAAAATTTTGTTTGGAAGTTATGGTGATGGAAATATTAAGATAACAACAAGTGGGTATGGCTCAGATTCAACAGCTAATCACAATTTAAGTGAAGGAGATTTAATTAATTTTTCTGAAATGCAGGGAGTTGCATCAAGCCTTAGCGGAGAACATACAGTTAAAACAGTAGAAGATGCTACGTCTTTTACTATATATGTAGAAGGCGCATCAAATGCAACAGATTTAGACTACATACCTGCAAGTGGAGCAGGAGCAACATCAGGAGACAGAGAGGCATTTAGCAGCAGTGTAAGTGATTGGGCTGATTACAGCGATGAAGACCAGGCTGTTGATGGCTTAAAAATAGTAATTGGAACAGATGCAGATTTTACAAATACATCGTCTTTTCCAATTCATATAACAGGAGAAACAGGTGTAACAAACTATAATGGTATTTACATGGCATTTAGAATAGATGATAATAATGCATATATTTCTCATGCAGACCATGAAAGCTATGCTAGCGGCTCTACTGACGCAAAAATACAACAATTAATTGGAATTATAAGACATTCAGAGTTTGAGGGAGTTATAGATAGTGATTTAAAAAGAAAATGGACTTTTGCAATGTCATTTACATATGATGGACCTGCTCAAGAGGTTCAAGAATCATTACTTACAATGGGACATAAAGTAGAAGAAGCAGTTCAAGATGATGGAACTCCAAATAATTTAAATGATACAACTACAAGTGGGGGGATAGATGCTGATGATACCCCTATTGAGGTTAAAGATAGCGATACATTTTCAGTTAATGATGTTATTATGATTGGAACAGAGCAAATGTTAGTTACTGAAATAAATCCAAGTGGTGCAGCAAATCATTTAGCTGTTACAAGAGGTTTCAACAACACTACTGCAGGACCCCATACTGATGGAGCGTCTATATTTAAAATAACAGAGTTAACACCAACAGCAACGATTGATTGGACAAATTTTGTTGGAGTGCCTAAATGTGTAATTAAATCTGTATATGGATATGGGGTTGATGAAAAATCTTGGAATGCTAGGATTAATGGTTTCAAAATATATATGAAAGATGTAACTGATGAAGATGCATCAAAAGAATGGCGATTATTTTCTCATGTCAATTTTAATAAAGGAACTTATACCATATTCGCAGCCGATGATTCAGAGCTTATCCTTGCACAACCAGCAGCAAATGCAATTGCAACACTAACAACTGGAACAAATATTAATATTAAGCCTATCGATACATATTTATCCGAGAATTTATTTACAGAACAAACAATCATTGATGCACAATATAAAGTGGCTGAAGTTGTGGGAAGAAGGGTGTATATAGGCAATATTAAGCAGGGGGGCAGAACTTACCCTGATAGAATGTTAAGAAGTCCTGTAAACAAGTTTGACACATTTCCTGAAACAAACTTTATTGATGTTGCGGTTGGAGATGGAGATAGAATAACAGCACTTAAATCATTTGGTGATAGATTATTACAATATAAAAAAGATACGGTCTATATAATTAATACATCAGGAGATTCTGAAGTATTAGAGGCAGAATATCCAAATGCAGGTGTTGCTAGGCCATCTCAAGTTGTAAAAACAAATTTAGGAATTGCTTGGTTTAATCCAACAGGATTATGGTTTTTTGACGGACAATCAATTCAAAATTTAACACGAAACATTGAAGCTAATAAATATCCTGACCACGAGGATTTCGCTGGAGTTATTGGATTCGATAAATATACTAATAGATTAATATATTGCCCAAATATACAGTCAGTAGGCGCTACATGCATTTGGTATATGTACGACTTAGAACTTAAATCATATCAGCGTCATTATATAGGAGACTTATTTCCTTATGCAGAATCTGCAGCAAATCATTATACGAATATGATTACAGATTCTGATGGTAATTTGATAATAGGCTTTACGGACGGTTCAGCTCCTACTGAATTAAATTTCTATCAATGGAGTAATGATTCTTCTGAAGGTGGAATTGGAGCAATTACTTCAGGGTCATTATGGAAAAGCAAAGATATTGACCTTGCAAGTCCTGCAGTAGATAAAAAAATATATAAAGTTTATGTAACCTATAAATGTACAGGTCACTCAGGGGTTAAGATGACATATGCCACAAATGGTAGTGGAAGTTTTTCAGGGACATTTGCAGCAAATACCAATTACAATGCAGAAAGTTTTTCTACTAATGGCACACATACAGGCTTTAAAAATACAGATGGAGCATGGGCAGTTGCTGAGCTCAAGCCCTCTTCATCAATTAATAATGTTAAAAGTATACAGCTTCATTTAGATTATATATACATAGCATCAGGGACTGCGCAAACAGGAGGGGGCACAAGTAGTATAAAGCTAGCAGACGCAGCAAGCGCCACAGCTGGGATATATAATGATTATAATATTTTTCTATATACTGGCCAAGCAAGATATAATTCAGGACTTATAGCAAATGGAACCAATGGAGCAGCCTATTCTCCTGATGGAAGCTCAAAAGTTGCAACAGTTACTTCTGCCTTTACTGACAAAGGTTATGATAATGACGCCAATTCTACTAGCACTAAATATATACTAGGTTCATTGGCTCCAGATTTTGAAATAAACGATATCACAATAATATTCAGAGCTAAACGAGTTAAATAATGGCCATAAGAAGAGATGCCATTTCAAGAAATATTGAGGCAAGAAAAGCCTCTGTTCCAACCATAGCAAAAGGAAAGCCTTTAGATGCACGAGGAAGTGAAGGAGATATGGCCTTCAGACGTACCTCAGCGGGCTTAAAACTATACATTAAAGCAAACCACAAATGGCATGGAGTCAAAGTTGGAGAATCGTTTGATTCATTGGAGAAAAAAATCAATGAAATCAAGTCCAAGGTTGACACCATTAAGCAATTCAGATTACCTTCAACATATTCAGTTACAGGAGACTTTACGCTTGATGCATCAGGAACCATTGAATTAAATACTGATGGTGGACGAGTCAGCATTACAGATGATACTGCTAGTCGCTTTTTATTTGACGGTCTTTCTTCAAGACTTAGAATATATGACCATGTAAATAGTAGCGACTATTTTACTATACAGGTAAATGACGAAGGGGCCACAACGCTTACAACTCATGATGCCGATACAACAGTAGCACATTTAAGTCTAGTGGCAATTGGAGATATAACTCTAGATGCGCATAATGATGTAATATTAGACCCTAGGACAGGAGTAAATAAATTTTTGCAAAGTGGAGATACTGATGATTTTTGTTCGCTTTCGGTTTCTACTCATGGCGCTACAACTATAGCTACTGTAGACGCAGCTTCCCATGCAGCAGATTTAACATTAGATGTTGATGGAACTATAAATATTGATTCTGAGGATGGGCTGATTAATTTTAAAAATTCAGGAACTACAATGGGTTTTTTGACCTCAAATAGATTTAGAATGCTTCAAAGTGCTGACCAAGCTGATACTTTTACAATTGATGTATTTGGGTCAGGAGCAACAACTATTGCTACTGTTGATGATGGTGCTGCGATAGGGCATATAACCTTGCAGCCTGATGGAGACTTGATATTAGACCCTGCAAGTCAAAAAGTTATCATTAATTCATCAGATGGACTTTATTTTGATGGTGGTGGAGATACTTTAATTGAATCTGCATCAGATGACACATTAAGAGTTAAGGTTGGCGGGACAGCTATGATGGTCTTAACTGAAGACACTGTTAACAAAGTTGAAATTTTAAGTTCCAATTTAGAGATTGATTCAGGCCAGGCATTTTATCTTGATGGTGGTGGAGATACTTATATAGTTGAGCATGCTGCTGACCATGTAAGGTTTTCTGTTGGGGGTGATGTTCTTGTGACTTTTGAAGAAAATGGCGATGATGGAAATCAAGTTAATTTTATGAATGCAAGTGTGGGCTTTAATCAGCTTGAGCCTACTTATGATGCAACTAATACATTTGTTGATTTTAGACATTCTAATAAGCAAAATTTAACATTTGGAAGTGGAAGCATAACAAATTTAAATCTTAATTTTCCAGGTATGTCAGGCAATTTTGTACTACTTTTAAAACAAGATGGAACAGGTAGCAGAACTATCTCTAATTATAAAGCTATGGAATATGATGAGAGTGCTGCTGATGGCTCTGCTGCTGTAGTTTGGGCAGGTGGCTCTGCTCCAACACTTACAACAGATGCAAACCACGTTGATATATTGAGTTTTTATTGGGACGCAGATAATGAGATAGCTTATGGTGTGGCAACATTGGACTTTCAATTCTAATGGCTTTTAAAGACACAACCTTAACCTTTGTTGATACCAAGATAACTGATGAGTCTGATGCAGAGGTTATGATGAACTGGGAAGCACCTATAATGGAAAAGAGTGCAGAGTTTATATGTCATAATAAAGGGGATATTTTAGAGATAGGATTTGGAATGGGTATATGCTCAGACTACATACAAGCACAAGGTGTTAATTCTCATACTATTGTTGAGATACACCCACAGATTATAGAAAGGCTAAATGCTTGGGCAAATGGCAAATCTAATGTTACTGTTATTGAAGGTGATTGGAATAGTGTTAGTGGGCTTGGAACGTATGATGGGATATTTATAGATACTTATGGTGATGATAACTGGTCTAGTTTTAAGGACTTTGCATTAGCAAAAGCCAAATCAGGAGCAAAGATTACTTATTGGAACAATTTTACAGATAAAAGAAATGAACATAATTTTAGTTCAGTCAGCTTTGAAGATGTGTCAGTAACACCTGATAGCAACACTTATTTTAATGCAAATGTTTATAATATGCCAAAGGTAGAACTATAATGCCTACTATAGTATATGCATATACTAATGATGGATATGTAGCAAGATTCAATCAATCAAGTTGGACTAATGCTAGAGCAAATTCATCAGGCACACACGCAAGCTCTACTACTACTAATCATTGGACGGGTATATCAGCGTATTCAGGAGCATCTAGAGGAGGCGGCACTGTTTATACCATAGTTAGGTCTTTTATGTCTTTTGACACATCAGGAATATCTTCAAATGTAGATAGTGCGACATTGCAAATTTATGGCTATAACCAAGGTGGTGGAGATGTGATTGCTTTAAAAGCAACATCTGGTATAGCAACTATAGGCACAGCAGATTTTGAAGAAATTGAAGGCTGGGATAGTTCAGGAACTGATGGCAGTGGTGGCGGTGATATGGAAAGTAGTGTAACTAAATATTCTAATGAGATTACAACTTGGAGTACAACTGGGTATAATAATATTACTTTAAATGCACAGGCTTTAGCTGATATGAGAGATGATAACACAGTTTATATAGCATTAGTAAACTTTGATTATGACTTAAAAGATGTAGAGCCAACAGGATATTCATCTCACAGAAATGGACTTTATTATCAAAACTACACAGGCACAAGTCGTGACCCAAAACTTGTATACACATTAGCATTACCAACTACAACAGATAATGCAGTATTTTTTGGAACAAATTTTTAGGGAATGGTCGATTATGAAAATTAAAAATTTAGTATTAAATTACTGGTTAGGATAGGAGAAGAAAATGTCAACAATTTATGATTTAGCAAATATACAAGCAGGAGACCCTCAAGGTCAAGTAGGAATGGCAGTTGGGGAAGCTATTTCTAAGCTAGAACAATACAAGCATCAGAAGGAAATGATTGAAGAAATTAATCAAGCATATAAATCAGCTGAAGATAAAATGAAAAAAGGTAAAAAAGGATTTGGGCTTGCCGGAAGTCTGCTTGGCGGGCTTTTAGGAATGAGCCTAGGTCCTCTTGGAGCAGCTCTTGTGTCTGCGGGTACTGCTGGGCTTGCCGAGAAAGTTCGACAAAACACATATGACCCTACAAAAGAATTAGAAAAAATTGATAAAAAATATAAGGGAAGAAAATTAGGGGAAGGTGTTGGAGGTGTAATAGATGAGATTCAAAGCAACTTAGACTCAGCGATAGTGCAAGATGCTATTACGTCAGGTTTAAGCTCGTATGCGCTTGGAAATTTAGAGCTTGTGCCAGGAGAAACTACAGAAATATTAGGTTCAGAAGAGGTTGCGGGTGGTTTAATTTCAGAAGATTTTGTAACAGAAGGATTACCAAATATTGCAGACGCTGATGGAAATGTATGGCAGATTATAAGTGAACCAGAAGGTCATTCATATGCGCTCGGCCATTCTCCTGGAACTACTACAGTTCAAAATTTTGCTCCAGACTACGCTCAGACAGCAGTTGATTATACTACAGGACCACCTTCATTTTCTATGAGTGGTTTAGATAAAGAAGCACTAAGTTCATTGGCTGGAACGAAAGGAATTGATATTTCAAAATTAACGAAAGGAATGAAATTAGATGGTCCTCTAGGCGATTTTCTTAAAAATAATCCTTGGATGGGACAAACACTTCAAGGTTTATTAAGATATGGAGGAACTCCATTATTGCAAGACTTAATGATGAGTGAGTATCAAGCGCCACAGTTTGCTGCTGCACCATTTAGAAACCCATTTGGAGGTTATTAATGCATACACCAGGACATAATCCATATTTACAACAAATAACAGACCCATATACTTTTGATTTTGATATTTTGCCCCAGGACCCTAGAGTCCAGCCTATACAGCTTCAGCTTGACAACTTATATGGATATAAAGGAATTAATGACGAAATAATGTCGACCCTTGCTAGAATTTTTGGCAGTCAAGGAAAAGATGTTTTGAGTGTTCTTCCAGGAGTTTGGAGTGGAGATTCGGAGCATGGCTGGAATATTGGTGGCCAAGGAGGTTCGCCTATGAGTGAAGAATGGTTGCTTAACCTAGTAAATCCATCATTTAGCTTGGATGATGGTCAGCTCCAAATGGACTATGACTCTCCTGGGGGGAGTATTTACAATTGGGCAGTTAGCGATGCAAGCGATGAAACTACATATTACATCCCACCGTCAGAGGGGAGTGTTGTTTTAGAGGGTTTAGATTTTGAAGGTCAACCACTTGGTATAAATATATTTGACCCTGAAAGTATTGCAAGTGTATTATCTGATATGGGTGAGCTTGGTGATAAGCCAATAAAAGCTGCAGAGATTCAGGCGTTAACACCTGAAATGCTTGAAAAAACAGAGTCCCAATATTATGAACCTTACGAAGAAGCGGAAAGAGTAAATTTGGTTGAAAAGCTTGATAAAAATATTGCAGGGGCAAAAACAGGTGGTTTTGCAGGAAGCGGTGGAAGGCGAGCAGGTTTATCAGCAGCTGACAGAATGTATAGCGCAGGATATGGAGATATTATAGCCGATATTATGAAAATGAAAGGAAAAGCAACTGGTGATGTTTTGGACACAATTTATGGTTGGCAAGAATTGCTTTCTGAGCAAACATAAAGGAACAATAAATGGCTAATGGCCCAAGATTAAAACGTCAAGGAGGATTTAAAAGCTCAAGTGGGCTTGATAATCTTATGCAAGTTTTGCAGATGGGAAGTGGAATTGCTCAATCTGTTCAACAAAACAGAGATAGAAAATTTACATATTTTAAAAGCTTTGTCGATACTCTTCTTGGAGACATGAAAGGTGAAAAAAATAGTGATATATTAAACGAAAAGCTTGAACACCTCGAAGATTATTATGGGAAAAGAGCAAATAAAAATCATTATGATACAATTGAATACATGAAAATGGCTAAGAATGCTATTGGTAATGAAATAAGAAAAAATGATGATTATAAATTAAGGCTTGATGCATGGGAAAATCAGTCAGAGATAGTAGACGATTTTGTTAATGAGCAATTTCTATATGGACAACTAGATAAAATAGGGCAAGAAAAAGTTAGAAGAGAAGATTCTGGTTTCAATGATTGGAAAGTTGAAAACCCTGCAAAACTTATTGGTGACTTGCTTCAAGACGACCATGAGCGCTATGTTGATTATCAAACATTTACAATGAAAGGTCATATGGACACTTTTGGAGATTTCATGACAAATTTTGCAGGAAAGCATGGAGAAAGAATTCCTGACGTTGTATGGAATGATATTAAGGATACTAAGAGCTATATGGCTAATATTCTTAATGATTACAAGTTTGATGGGATAATGGATGAAGTTGAGCATTCAGCGTATTGGAAACGAACACAATATGGTGATTCTGATGACCTTGCTATGTTAAGAACCACTAAAGACCAAGCAAGAATTGAAACTACAAGAAATAATAGACTTGAATTAAAAGGAAAAATAGACGAATATAATAGACTTAAAGGGCTTATTGACACAAAAGATGGTGGCACTGGAGAAGAACTGATGAAGGCAGAAGAAATGTTTGCTTATGTTGGGGTAGGTCAAGATTTCGTAGACTTCGAGGCCCAGGACTACTATATGTTAGATTTAGCAGGTGCAATAGATGAGGATTGGGGAGATGCAGGTGCTTCAGTTCAACAGCAAGCTGCTTATAAGCTAAGAAATCAATATATTAATAAAATGCAAAAATTAGAAGAAGATATTAAGGGATTAAATACAAACCTTGAAAGAAGCAGTATTCACGACTCCCTTAAAGACTTTGAATTTTGGAGTCCTGTAGGAGAGGTTGAAGATGAAGTAAATTTTGAGAATCTTTCTGATGATGAATTTGATAAATTGTGGCAAGAATATGAAGGCCAAATTAATAAATAATGTCAAGCATAAAAAAAGAACAAATATATAAAAGGTACGGTTACGACCCTGAAAAAGAAGATTTTGGGGATTTTATTAAAAGGATTGGAAATGAGGTTCCCTCAGATTCTTTAAATATTGTCAAAGATATGATTTTTAAGGGCCTTTCAAAAGATGATAAAATTAAAATTTTAAAATCACAACCACCAACAAATATCAAAGAGAAAGAAGAGCCATTGCTTTCAAAAGAGGAGAAAATATTAATCCTTGAACAAGCAAAAGTTGATGGAAAAATTACAGAAGACCAAATAAAATCTACCGTTACAGATATTAGAAAATCTAATCAAAATAAAGAAAGAAAGGAATATAAAGATAAAACTGAAAATCCTCAAGTAACGCAAATGGAGGCAAAACTAGATTCATTATACGACTCAAAGGCTAAATACCCTTATGGAGAGGCTTGGGGTCCAGATAATTGGCTTTCATATGGCGCTTCGTTTATTACGACTGGTTGGAAAGATAGAGAAAATATGATAAATAGGCTTGAAAGAGAGTATCTTAAAAAAACTGGCAAACCTTATATTTCTAGTAAAGATGAAACGCTTTACCCTAGAGATGAGGATGGAGAACCAATATCAAATAGGCATCCAAGTGTATCAAGGTTTCATCACAAGCAAAACCTTGCTAAAGAAAAAAAGAAATATCTTGAATCAAAATCCCTTATGGGTTCAGATTATTTATATAATACTTTAAGTATTCCAGAAGACAGTACTGGACAAGGTATAGCACTTCCCTCTGTCATAGGGGCTCCTGTTGACTATCTTTATAATGTTTTGGTAAATGCAGGCTTAGGTACTAGAGGAGAAAAGAAAGGTTATCTTCAGGATGCTGCTGAAGGAGCATCAGAGCTAAGAGACTTAGTGTCAGGAGTAGCTGAAAATGAGTTGAAAGCGCTGCAAGATATTTTTAGTAATTTTTGGGCTCCTCCTAGTTACGATGAAAAAGTTTACGATATTAAGGAACAAGAATTAATTGACAAGCCTCACTCTGACCCAATGACTATGCCTAATCCAATATTTGAAGCAGATAAAATGGAGCAATGGCTTAGAGGCCCAAGCACAAACCTGTATTATGGTGGAAGCCCAATTTTATAAATAAAATATGAGTATAGATAGTTTACAAACAAGATTTCTTGACAATGAAAGGTTAAAAATCGGAACAGAATATCCGTCATGGTATTCAACTTTAAGCGACAAAGGCTTATATAGAAGATTAGCTAGTCAAGGAAAAGTCCCTAAAGAACTGAAAATAGAGGAGTATGAAACTGGATATTCATCCTTAGGAAAACAATCCAAATACAGCCAAGAAGAAACTGATTCAGCTCAAAACCAAATGGGCTTCCTTCAATCCTCTGCTGACTATATTATAAGTGAAAATTCTCCTGATTGGGCTAAAGCTGCCTATAATCGCTCCTTAACAGGGATGACTGAGCAGATGTTTACAGGTAAGCAAAGATATAATGTTGATGAATTAGATTTTAATATTGGCGAAGATATAGCCGCATCCTTCTTTTCATTTTTCATGCCTCTTGATATTGCAACAATGGGGATTGGAGGGCTTTTAGGAAAAAGTGCTGCAAAGGGTCTTGGGCGGAAATGGATGGCTGAAAAAGTCGAGGAAGAGGCAATTGAAAAAGCGGTTAAATCCATGGATAAGGATGCATTGAAAGCGCTCATGGAAAAAGCTTCTTTAACTAAGGTTGAAAAATCTTTAATTGGTGGAGCTGCCTCAGCAATAAATTTAGGAATATATGAAGGCGCAATAGGGGGAATCCAAGCAAAAATTAACAATGAAGATGTTGTGGGAGGAATAGCTCATGGAGTTTTTCATGGAGCTGCTTTAGGATTTTTAACAGGAGCAGCTGGAGGAGGAATGGGAGCAAGGGCAGCAGAGATAGAAAAAGCTTCTGGGACTCTCGCAAAAGGAAAAGGACTAGCTAAATCAGAATGGTGGAAAACTAAAGTAGGTTATGGTATTCCTGGCCAAGTCGTAACTGAGGCTTCAATATTTACAGCTGCAGAGGCATATGAAACTAGAAATGATGCTGAAGGTGAGTCTATTCTAAAAATGCTTGCAAGGAATGTAGGTCTTTTTGGAGCTTTAAAGGTTTATGGAAAAGGACAGCAAAAGGCCTTAAAAAAACTTGAAAAAACAGATTTATATAAAGAAGTAAAAGATATAATGGATGGATGGGATGCTGAGATTGCTAATAAGCATTTCAAAGAAGGGTCATATGAAAAAGCTTTAGATAATGTAATTGATTCTACTGGAAATGAACAAGCAAAGGCTGAAAAAGTTGAATCTAAGGCTGAAACAACTGCAGTTAATGAAGTGCTTAAAGAGGTTAGTGCTGGGCTTGAAAAAATTTCAGAAAGAGTTGGTGAGGGAGATGTAGGTAAAGAAAAGCTTGAAAGAAGCGGAAAAGAAGTCGCTGAAATTAAAAATACTTTAAAATTAGCAGAAATACTATTAGAAAAAGGGTTGAATGGAGACCTGACAAAAGAGCAGCTAGAGATAAACGAAAGACAAAGAAACAATATAGAAAAGCTTAGGGGTAAGCTTAAAGAGTTAAATGAAAAAATTACTAAGGATATGGAGGCTGATATTGAAAGGCAGGCAAATGAAGAGCCTGATGCTGGCTTAAATCCAAAGTTTGTATTAAATAAGCTTAAAAAGCATTCTATCGATGGAGAGCCCCCAATTGATGTTAAATCTAATAATCCAAAAACAGGCAAGCCTTGGGACCTTACTAATCCTAAAGAAGTAAAACAACTTAATGACGCTGTTGATAGTATCGCTAATAGTAAAAACAGCGAAAGTCGCCATGGAAAAAGAAAAAATTCAGCATTACAAAAAGATTTAGACTATCAAAACCAACTTGATTCTTCTAAAGAAAGAATAAGGCTTGGCGAAGAAAAACATAAAGATGAAAAAAGGTCAGGAAAACCATCTACAACCAAAACTGACAAAGCTATTCTTAATATAGATAAAGAAGTTTCTAATAAAGATGCAGACGGAAGAATTACAGAAGCTTCAAGAATTCATAGAAATATACTTTCTGAAATTTTTGGAGAAAAAAATACATCTACCAATAAGGTAGCAGAGGCCAAGGCCGCAGTAGAATTTTTAAATTGGGTTGAAAAAAAATATAAGACAAGCATTGTAGACTTATCAAAAGAACAGTTGCACGATATTGTAGAAACGTGGGTTACAGATGTGACTATGGGAGAATTTGCTAAAGGCAAAGAACGTATAAGCCCATGGGAAACTAAAGTAAAAGAATGGCATAAAAGAGGGTGGACAGATAGCCAAATACAGCAAGTTGTATCACGTGCAAATGCTATGCGAAACAATATACTTGGATTGGTTAGAAAAAAGGGCCTTAATAAATATACTGATGGGGCTTTTGATATTGTTAGGGATGGCACAGGTGCATCTACAGTTAAGCCAAGGCAAACCAAAGGAACAGGAAAGCCTGAGGTTAAGCTTGGGCAAATTAAAGATGGCGTTCCAGTCAAAATGGAAGAAAGTATTCAGGACCTTGCTGATACTGCAAGGAGCCAAAAAGAAAAAATAAAAGTAGGTAAAAAAGAAGTTGGTGGGGAAACTCTTGCAAATATGATAGAGTTTTCAAGAAAGCATAGACTTAGAGAAGGTGAAATAACAGACATACAGCCTGGAGACATTGATGTAACTAATGGCACAGTAACCTTAAGGCACAAAAGAAAAACCCCTTATGTAATAAAAGATAAAGCGTTTGCTGAATTTCTTTTCGATTATGCCCAAAAACATAATAGGGTTGGTGGCAATAAAGTTCTTGACTTTACTTATAAAGAATTTTCAAAAATGATTGAGTTTTTAGCTAAAGAAGCTGGGATTCAAATAAATGTATGGGAAGGAACTGAGGGGAGGATGTATAAGTGGGGAGAATCAAGTGTTGAAACTGGTTCACCTGTAAGAGATAAAAGCGTCTTAAAGATATTTAGGCAATCTCATAAAGTGAAGTATGGGGAAGGCGAGATGGAAGCGGCCTCAAAGATAAGAGGTCACGAAGGAGAAGGTGGGATTGCTGCAAAAAGATATTTATGGCAAACATTTGAAACTCTTACTGAAGCTCAAAAAAAATTAATCAAACCTACTAAACGTCAACTAGAATTAAGAGATAGAAAACTAACAATTTCAAAAGAGCGTCAGCAATCTCAAGTAGATTATTTAAAAAGCTTACCAGGCTACAGTAATTTAGAGGTTAAGCTTGTAAAAGATTTAGGAAAACATGAAGGAAAAAAAGTGCTTGGTAGAATAACCAACCATTTAGTAGAAGTTCTTGAAGGACGTGCAAAAGAAGATACAATACCTCATGAATTTAGTCATTACGCTGTAGACGTATTAAAACAGTTTGGAACATCAAAAGATAAGGCCCTTATAGAAAAAGGCATTAAAATGTTTGCAAAGGATTTAAAAAGAGAGAAGGGCGAGAGCAAAGAAAAATTTAGAGAACGCCAAGAAGAGCTTCTTGTTCAAAGAATTGGAGAATTTACAGCAGGGAGAATGAGGGCTAAGGATTTACCAGCCCTTAAAATGAAAGACATAAAAACATTTAGTGGTAAGTTTAAATATTTTGCTAAACAATTCTGGCAAAGGGTAAAAGATGTGTTTGGTCTACACTCTAAAGATGATGTTGCTTGGATGCTTTCTAAAAAAGTTTATGAAGGAGATATTCCAACAGGAAGGGAGGTTTATAATTATGTTGAATCCATGAGGGTCCACCATCAAACTGGGCCAAATGGAAAACCTAATCCTGCAAACACTAAAGCAAAAGAGCGTGCACAAAAAAGAGGGTTTGCACTTCACGATATTCTTATAAAAGATTATGGGATGCCAGAAGCAGATTTAATTGCCTTAAGAGAGCAAATAGGTTTCCCAAAAGGAGCAAAAATAAAAGATGTTTCTCTTTCAACCTTAGAATTGTGGGCGGACACTTTACAGGAAAGCTTTAATAAATATCAAGGACGTAAAACTGAAATAAAAACTCTTGCAGAGGAATATCAGCTTAGTGACAACGATGTAAGGACTCTTGTAGAATCTATGGGAGAGTATCATGGAGACCCATCAAAACTTTCTTCCAAAGACAGAGAAAAGTTAAAGCATTTAATTAAGGAGTCTGGAGAGAAAACTTTTGTAGAAAAGGAAGCTATGGAAGACGTTATTGCGCTTTCGGATAAAAAGTACCCATTAAGTAATCTAGCTAAACATATTGCTCCTGTTTTCTATGTCTTAAGGAAAGGTGGGAAAGCAGGAAACAGGATAGCAGATAGAATGTTTAAATGGGATGTTACATATAATCATGAATTTAAAGGTAAAGGAGATGTTGTTGTTCATGCGGTAAGAAAAATGCTTGGAAGGGATGAAAGTTTGCTTTGGATGATGGACAGTGAGAGAGTTCAGGCTATTATGGATGCTGCGAAAGAAAAAAACAAAGATTCCAATAATCTTATAAATTTAAGAAAGAAAGCTACTGGTCTTGGAAAATATCAAAAACTAGACCCTGAAACAGGTTTAACCAAAAAAGAAATGAAATTCCTCAAAGAGCTTGAAAATGGATGGGAAATAAAAGATTCAGATGGAAAAGTTACTAGCTATGGTGGCTCAAATGCATATATGGCAAAAATTAAGATAAAAGAGCTTTATGATTATTATTGGAACAGTATGTATACAGAGGTTAGTAAGATAAATAATAAAATTGAATTTGAGCAATTTAAAAAAGAATTTGGAAAACTTTTTGTTGAAAATTATTTTTCAAGAAGGCTCACCAAGGCTGCTATGGAAGGGCTTGATGTTGGGCATGCAGCACTTGAAAACACTGTCAACTCAGTTGCAAAGGATGGCGCTTTAAAAGAAGCGCAAAGACAAGCAAAACTTCTTTACCCTTCTGGAAAAGGTAAAAAATATCAGGCAGAGGTAAAGGCTATAAGAAAAAGACTTCTTGATAAAACCACTAAAGATGGTCAAAAATACTTTGAAGGGATTGAGCTTGATGTATATAATATTGTAACACATCAACATCATAAAGTTAAAAATAAATATTTAATGGAAAGGGGTCCTCTTTTACCAGAATTTATTACTGTAAAGGATAAGCTTAATGTGACTCAAGTTGTAAGGACTTACGAAACTAGCTTATCTAAAATTGTTGAACCATATGTAATGACTATGAGTAAATATCTTGCAACAATAAGACACTTTCCAGAATATACAGGGCTAGGAGGAAAATATAAATTAGGCGGCTCAAAACTTGAGGTTATGAAGCAAAAATTAAAAGACAATAATATGGGTGCTTATGCGGAACAGCAAATAAGAAAGCTTATAGGAGTTAATGAAGGATATAGTCTTATAGGGGCTGAAATGCCATGGCTTAATAGTTTTGCTCATTTATCTGCTGCGTGGGGCCTTTCCTCTCCAACATCAGGAATTAAAAATCTTTTAATAGGTCTGCCAAGAACGTATGCAAGTTATGGGCTAGTAAATACATTGAAAGGATTTTATAAAGTTCTTTCTCCCACAGCTTGGCAAGAAGCAAGAGAAAAGGGGGCGCTTCAATATGGTGCAAAAACCCTTGAATTAGGACAAACTCCTGGAAGAGCAATGGCTCATTTATTTAGATATAATTTAATGACATGGACAGAGAATGTAAATAGGATTGCGGCAATGGAAGCAGGTAAACTATATTTCTCTCAACAGTTAAATGCGCTTAAAGGCATTCCAACTATGTTTGGGGTTAAGCTTCCTAAAAGTTGGGCAAAAAGAGCTATGAGGGATATATGGAAGCTTTCTGATAGCGATATAAAATTTTTAACTGAGACAGAAGCATTTAAAACAACAAAAGAGGCAGAAAGATTTAAGCAGATAATGGCTCAAGTAGAGCAATATTCACATATATCTACTCAAGGAGGGACAACAGAACATCTCTTACCTGCTGGCTGGTCTTCAAGATGGGCTAAACCTCTTACTCTTTTCCAAAGAATGGCATACGCAACAACATCTGATATGTATATAAACTATGTAAAGCCATTAAAGACTCACAAGAATCCTTTTCCTCTTTTAAGAGCTACAATGGGGCATGCTCTTGGTGGAGCCGCTTTGTATCAAATGTATAAGTTTTTATTTAACCAAGAAGGCCCTCAAACAGCTCAAAAGTTTTTTGATGAGGAAAATATCGCAAACAATCAGCTTATGTATTATCTATGGAAAGGTGAGTTCTTAGGATTGTTTGGATTTGCTTTAGACCCATATGTAAAGGGTGGATTTTTAAATAAAGTATCATCACCTTTAAAAGAGGGTCCTGAAAAAACTTTACTTTATCCTGTTGTTATAAGGAATATGGCAACCACAGCAGAGCTTGCATATGAAATTCTTATTGGCAAAGAAGGGCAGAAAGATAAACCATATAAAAAAATGATAAGCGATTGGGGAAAAAATACTGTTGTTCTTTATAGTCAGGCAGATAAAATGACCAAAAGAATAAAGTCTCCAACTTATTCTGAAAATAAAGTTATGAAAAGATGGTTAAGAAATTATATGATAGAAAAAGATTTAACTGGCAACAGTAACATGAAACATTTTGAATCTCCGTATTACTATAAAGACATGAAAGAGATGCTTCTTCTTGGTGATGATAAGCAGATGGTAAATGCTTTTTTCGCTGCATATAATGCAAAGATGGGAGATTATTTAAAGACTCCTGGAGCAACAAAGCGTTGGGCTCACAAAATGGCAGTCAAAGGAATCAAAGCCTCGCTATCAAGCATGAACCCTATTAATGTTTCTGATAAAACTCCTAAAGGAGTCACGATATCAAAAAGAAACGACTTTCTTAAATGGGTTAAAAAGAATTATGGCCAAGAAGGATATGACAGAATCCTAAAAGCAGAAAAAGAATATAAGTTTAGATTAAGAAAATTTTACAAAGCCATAAAACCTAAAAAACTTTGGCTTGAAAACTCAGCATTTATAGGAAAAGAAGAGCTATCATACGAATAATTTATCTCTAGGTATTAATACCATTTGAGACATATTATCGTCACCACCCATAACAATCTTAATATCGCCATCTTCCTTTAACTTTTTTATCTTTCTTTTAAGATAGTCTGTTGAAAATATATATCCACCCTCAATCTTATTTTTCCAACTTAAAAGGTGAATCCACGTTTCTGCCTCCGTTGCTGATATGCCTGATAATTTGCCTCTGCACCGTATTTCAATGGCTATATTTCCTGTAGTCTTCCATATATCTCTTTCTGTCTTAACCTCTACTTTTGTATTCTTGCTTTGAAAAGCTTTAACAAAATCCTCTCCAAGCCTTCCAAACTCTAAATCATGGTCAAACTTTAGCTGTACTTCTTCAGTTACTGGCATCCATCTTCCTCCTTTGTGTATTTCTGCTGGCCCTAAGACCTCAATCATTTTCTTTAAGGTAAGCAATTCTTTCCTCTAACATTTCTATATCATCAAAACCATTCATCTGTATTACCATGTCTGTCATAGAGGACATACACCAAACACAAAATGATACTGGAGATATTCCGAAGTAACCCACTATATCTCCTGCCTCTTCATCTATATCACTACCACATATATTGCATTCAGGCTCATTCTTCATTTTTAAAATGCTCATTTTTTGCATAGTCAGCAATCAAGATTGAGTCTGACGTCATCAAGGTTACGTTAAGCTTTGGATATAAAGACTTAGCCTTTTCTTTAAGCCATCTTTTTCTTTCTTGATATTCAAGGTCTTTACTGCACCCAAAATACTTAATCCATTCCATCGGTAGACAAGTCTGTAAAGGTATCTCATGGCAGGCAACAATAGCCATCCATTGACCGTAGTTAACGCCATAAGCAAACGCAGACCTAACTGCATTATTTGGCCTTGCCCACACCCTCTCCATTAATACTTTAATGTCATAGGAGGAGGTGTCCCCAACGAGCAGAGTGAACAATATTGCCATGTCTTCCGTCCTTTGGGGACATTTATAAGTCTTTACATCTTTACCATGCATCATTGTGATGCCTCCAGATTTCCCTGGGTCAATTCCTATATATTTAAAATGGGAGTTCTTTTTCATCCATCATCTCCTTCCTTTTAATTGAATTAATAAACTCATCATATGTATCAAATATCTTGCACTTATCACCATTGTAGCCCATGTCTGACTCGCCACTCTCACCATATCTTACTTTCTTAGCAACAAATGTTATGATATTCTTCCCTTTACCATCTTCTCCATTAATCTTGTAGTCATAGTATACAAAGAAAACATTCTCTGCAACCTGCTCAATAGCCCCACTTTCTGCAAGGTCTGATAATTGTGGTCTGCCTACCTTATGCCTGCCTTCAATTGCTCTATTAAGCTGAGAGGCTAATATTATTGAACATTTCATTTGTTTGGCAAGCCATTTATAGTCATTCACAAGTTTCTCAAGCTGTAATCTTCTCTCTGAAATCTTTGAGTCTGGAGAAACGAGCTGAATATAATCATCCAGAATAACATCTGGCTTAAATCTCTTAACTTCAGAAGATGTTTTTGCAAAGTCTCTTATGTTATCAAACATCAAGAACTTATCTTCATTGTACTTTTCTTTGATAACCTCCCTAACTAACTCCAATTGCTTTAAAGAATCTTCACTATGAATTCCTTGCCTTATAAGCGAATAAGAAAGCTTTTGCGACTCTAGGCATATAAGCTTCTTAATAACCTCTATATTGGGCAATTCTCGATTAAATAGAGCTACTTTATAGCCATTACTGATAAGGCTAGCAACTATATTTACCATCATTGTGGTTTTTCCATGTCCTGGCCTACCTCCAATGATTGTAATCTCTCCCCTAGTCAGACCTCCAGCAAACTTATCAATAGAATCATACCCAGTCTTAATAAGGTTGATGTCTTTATTTTGAATATCTTTTACAGCATCAACCAATAAAGAATCAATGGTTTCTTTTTCTCTTGCTGGGTTTAATTGGATTAGTTCAGAAAATAGGGTGTGCGCACTTATAATACAATCATAAGCATTTTCACCACTGTTTATAGCTTCAGTCTGTATCTTTGATGTTTCCTCAATAACCTTTCTCATTAGATACTTTTCGTAAAGCTTTTTGACGTAGGCTTCTGTAGAGCCAGATGTTCCTGAGGCTAATGTACAATCAACCACATAAACATGAGTCAATCCTGCAGCTATCTCATCATCCTTTAGATTAGATGCAACTGTTGTCAAATCTATAAACTCTTTCTTATAGAGCATTGACTTAATTTTATTCCATAACATCTTTGCTTTCTCTTGATAGAAAACATCATCTGTTACGATATAGTCCCTTATCTTGGGATATATCTCTGGATATTGAATCAATGCCCCTAGGACACCATTTTCTAAATTAGTGTCGCATGGCACTATTGGCTTCATATTTACTCCTTTTGTTATTATTTGCTTTAGTTAAATCTTAACGCCTTCAACTTTTTTAGCAAACTTTCTATAATTTTCAATTAACTTTTTCTCTTTTTCTTCAAACTCAGAGAGTCTTTTTTCTATCATTGCTAATGAGCCAGGAACTCCATATTCTGTCTCTTCACCAATTTTTCTGCTTAAGTCATCAAGCAATGAGCTATAAAAATGTATCATCTTTTGCACATAATTAAGCTCAGAGCCATCAACTACGTTTCGCTTGAACTTCTGTTCATCTCCTTCTGCTGGCATTCGGTTTCTCCTTGGTTATTTATTTCCTCAATAATCCTATTGAACTCTTCCGATATTGCCCCCTCTAGCTCACTTATTCTCACTTCATTTAACTTGTAAATGCTGGCCTCACCATTTACTGGCATCTCTAATAAAGGTCTCCCTTTAAAATAAATGCCCCAGTTATTTTTTATCAGTATTTCTCTTACTATCTTTTTTATCTTGTTTTCCATATTTCTCCTCCACGTATTTCGTGAACGGTTTTGTTTCTTTTTTATAATCTATGAAATCATTTAGAACTCTTTGAGTTCTTAGTATTTCTATTTGACTTCTTTGATTTTCCATTACTAGATTTGATATCGCTGTCTCCACTTCCTTCATCGTTGGCTTTCTCTGTTTTGACTTCTTCATGTATGTCTATATGCTCCTGTGTTGTACCTACTTTACTTAAATCATCTAATATTAAAAGCACCTCATTAATCTTATGCTCAAGTGCATCTAATCTTTTATCTACTTCAATGGCTCTTCCCATTACTTTCTCTCCTTATTTTTTTCTTATTTCTTTTCCATTTCTTAATTGCCTCTCTTTTCTTTCTCCTTTCCTGCTTCCTATATTTTGCTTTCTTATTTGGCATTACCAGACCTCCTGCCAATCTCTTTCATCTCTAATTCTGCAACATACATCTCTGCTTCCCTTCTTGTCCAGAACTTTTTATGATTCACGATATAAACCTCTGTCAATTCTTTAAATATTAACGGTCTATCCCAATCCATTACTTAAGCTTTCTTCCATAGTTATATCTATCAATCTTGACAAGCCTTCCTTTTTCATTATAATGCCTCCACTCGCCATGCTTATACTTTCTTATTTTAACGCCTTCTATCTTTACTTTTCCGTTTTCATGAAAGACAGCAACCTTCGTTGTATCTCCATAAGTCGTCTGCATACTTGTAAAACTTCCAAACATAATCCCTGACATTAGTATTGCTAAAATTGTTTTTATCATTATTTCTCCTTATATTATGGCCCTTATTCCATACGCTATTATTATTAAAAACTTACAAAAAAGTATAAAAAGTATAAATTTTTCATAAGACGACAATCCACTTTCCATACTTACCTCATCAAACCGTCTGAAAGGCTTAAGTTTTCTTTTCGACGATTTTATCTTTGTTCTTCTTCTTAGCATTCAATTTCCCATACTTAAGCTGAACATATCTCCTAAGCCTTTCTTCAGGTGTTAATTTTTTGAGAGGCTTTAACAAGGGTAGACTCGGCCGAAAGGAATAGGGATGAAAGCACCCCGTAAAAAAGCCAAAAACCCTCCTGATTCCTCGCAGATATCAGAGCCTCTCAAATTATTATTTAATATGTCTATATACACTTGCTAATGACACATTAAATTTACGTGCAATCTTCTTTGGTTTCATACCTAAAAAGTATGCACACTTCATCATGACTGATTTAAAACTATTAATCCTAGAACGGTATGTCGTCATCAGTCATCTCCCTTTTTTGTCCATCTTTCCAGTTTCTAACAAACTTAATAACCCAAGGCTTTCTTTCTTTTCCATCACTATCAACCCAAGTTTTACCTTTAGCTATAACTGCTTGAACTGGTGTGCCTACAAGCTCTTCCATATTAATCTCTGGCAGGCTCTTAACTTCCATCTCCTCACCATCAATCTTGGTCGTAACTGTAGGACACTCTATTCCACACGCCTCACAAAACCACATATAGTATTTATTAAATTCGTTTCTACTTTCAAATGTATCGCCTTTTCCTGGCTCTAAATACTTGAAAATTGAACCCTTGAATTTATAACCCACGTAATCGCTTCCACTTGCTTCTACGGTTTTATCATCATCATACCTTATGTATGTGTATGTGTTTTTTTCATTTTCTGGAGCAACCTCAACAAAGTAATCATACACCCTTGCCTTGTATTTACCCTTTAAAACATCAACAACCTTGCTATTTACTTGCACAATATGTCCAAGATAGTCTCCTGCAACCAATGGCGCTCTATCGCCTTTTCTTGGACCACCCTTAGTGCTATTTGTTGGTATGAGAAAACTTGTCTCATTTACTGCTTTATCAAACAGATTATCATCTATATTAGCCATTACTTTTTCTCCTTATTGTTACTGTAGCTAGGTCTAAGCCCGCTATCTATCATCTCTATTATCTTTACTTTACAAGCTTCAAAGTTATTGTTGTTGATTTTTAATATATCTATTTTACCAGCTATATCTTTTTCTAAGGTCTTATCTCCAACCTTACCAACAATCTCTAACAACTCAGCTCTTTGCTCACTATTTAATGCATCTGGCTCAGGTAAATCTTCGCCTGCAAAAATATATAAGCCTAACCCATGCAATGCAATTGCCTTAGCTAAACACCTTTGTATTGAGTTTCCAATGTCGCTACAAGTAGGTTGTTTAATGGGTTGATTC